GTCGTTCGCCTGCATGTCGAGCTGCTCGGCCTGGAACGCGGCGGCCTGCGCGCGGCGGCGCGCCGCGATCACGGCGGCCTCGCCCTCGGCCGCCTGGCCGTAGGCCTTCACGCCGCTGCCCAGCAGCGACATCGCGGCCGGTCCCCAGGATCCCGCCGAGGCGCTCATCCCCGCCATGCGTAGACCTCCTCGCCGACAATCGAGCGGAACCCCAGCCGCATCAGCATGTCGTGCGCCTCCGGGTAGTCCTCGTCGACCACGGCGTGCACGGGCGCGCGTAGCGTGGGCAGGATCTCCCGCAGCCGCCGGACGGTCAGCGCGGCCGCGCGGCGCCCGACGACCTGGCGCCTGACCTCGACACCCTTGGCCGTGAGGTCGCTGAACAGGATCCAGCGGGTCTTGTCCAGGTAGAAGCCCGCGATGCCCAGCAGCTCGCCGTCGCCCAGGATGGCGAAGCCCCGCGAGGTGCGCGCGGCCGGCTCGCCCAGCGCGGCCTGCACCAGGACCGGGTCCAGCGGGATCAGGTCGGCGCGCGTCATGCGATCTCCATTTCCGGGACGGCTGCCAGGACCGTACAGGGGCGCGGCGCGTGTGCCTCCAGGCACAGCACGTCGTCGGTCAGCCACCTGGCCGGGAAGGTGAAGCCCTCGCCGTCGTACTCCTCATGGACCGTGTCGGCGTCCACGGTCTTGCCGCCCTCTACCCTGGGCAGGCTGCGCATGGTCGTGAAGTCGGTGCCGTAGCGCAGGCCCTTGGCGTGCAGCCAGCCGGCGATCAGCCTGAGCTCGGTGATGCGGCTGTGCTCGCCCAGCAGGGACTCGGCGTCGCTCGGCTGCAGGCCCAGCTTGGCGGACTTCCACTGGGCTTTGTAGGGCAGCCCCACCACGTAGTTGGTGACCGCGGTGGCCAGGGTGATCGCGCCGCTCGCCACCGTGTAGAGGGTCTGGTCACTCCCCGAGCCCGGGCTGTAGTCCACGCCGTCGGCCCATACGCAGACCTGCAGGCCCTCGAGGTGATCGAGCCCGGAGATCGTCGTCGAGGCCGGGCTGTTCGTGCCGGTCACGAAGCTGTCGGCCTGCTTGTTCAGGGTGGCCGTGTCGCTGTACGTGCCGCGGCACTCGGTCTCCTTGGCCCATTTTTCGAGGTAGCGCACCGTCGAGCCGTTCACCGTGCGCGCCACCTGGTAGTAGACCTGGTCCTCGGTCGAGCCCACGGCGCCGGGCAGGATCACGACGTCCTCGACCGTGCCGTTGGTCTCGATCTCGATCCAGCAGATGACGTCCTCGACGGGCTCCAGGATCAGCAGCGCCACCGTGCCGTCAGAGCGCAGGAAGTGGATCCGCGTGTCCGGGCGCCGCTGCACGGCCGCCCGCGTGATCGCCGGCAGGCCGATCTCTGGGTTGATCACCGTCAGGTCGCTCGAGGCGTAGTCTGGCGACAGGTAGTTGGACGTGTCGAACTGCAGGCGGAAAACCCGGACCTTGGTGCGGTCCACGTAGATCCCCTGCTGGTCGACCTTGATGGACTCCACGGGCCCCGAGCCCTGGGTCGAGCACTCCTTCATCGAGAAGTCGGTCGGCGTGAGCGGCGCGTCCAGGGCCGAGCTCCTGACCGAGATCTCGCTGCCCTGAGCGCCCATCACCATGCGCTGCAGACTGAGCAGCCAGTTGATCGTGTCCACCGGCCCCGCGCCGATCGTCCTGATGATGGGCCCCGAGTCGCCGGTCACCTGGTCGTCGAAGCTGACATACTCGTCGCTGACCGAGCCGATGATGGTGTTCTGGCCAGCCCACCACAGCCGGCCGTCGTGGAAGCGCACCGCCGTCGGCCAGCCGTTGACGTCCGACCACTGGCAGGCCCACCAGATCGCCGTGGCCGACACCGAGCCCAGCGCGGTGATCACCTCGGCCTCGACCGAGGTCGCGCTCGTGAAGTCGGTGATCCGCACGATGCCCAGCTGGACGCCCGCCGTGAAGGTCAGGCTGCAGACCTGCGTGCCGGCGCCGTAGTCCCCGGTCTTGATGCCCAGCCGGTAGTACACCGTCTGGTTGTCCAGGCCGTCGTTCACCGAGGTCGACTGGTCGGTGGTGTAGCTCTTGTAGTCCGTCCAGGTCGCGTTGTCGGTCGACTGCTGCAGGGTCACCGTGCTACCGGACCCCGTGAGGCCGGTGATCACCAGGCCCATGGCGCGCGCCGTGCCCGTGCCGGTGACGGTGATCGAGCTGCCGAACGTGTTCTCGGCGGCGATCGACACGGTCTGCGCCTGGCCCTGGCTCTGCAGTCGGAACAGGCTGCCCACGTGTCCGCTCTGAAAGAGCTGCGACGACGCGGTCAGCGTGACGTTGCCCGTCAGGCCGCTCGAGGCGATCGTCGTCGCGCTGACGTTCTCGATCTTGAAGGGGCCGTCATCCGAGCGGTACAACGCCAGCGACCAGCTGCGCCCGCCGGGCCGCGTGCCGCGCCGCTCGATCTTGCGCTGCTGTACCCCCGAGCAGGCCAGGTAGACGACGTCCGCGGACTGGTCGAACCGGATGTTGTTGAGGTCCGAGGTGCCGTAGGGGCTGGTGATCGACACCACGCCGGCGGCCTCGACGGTCACGCTGTCGATCAGGATCCGTCGGATCACCGTGCTTTGGAACTGGATCACGAAGTTGCCGGTCGGCGTGAACGCCAGGCTGTGCGTGCCCGTGTCCAGCGTGGTCTCGCTGATGTAGCTGTCGTCGCCCAGCGCGGTGCCCACCTTGAAGGTCACCGGGCCGTTCTGGATCACCACGCGCAGGCCGTGCTCGACGTTCTGGTCGGCCGCCGCCACGGTGACGGTCTGGTGGCCGATCGCCCTGGCCGAGCCGTTGGAGGTCAGCGCCATGTAGCCGCCCGCGTACCAGGCGATGGCGCCGCCGGCGTCCGAGCCGTCGGTCCAGCCCGTGATGTTCGTGTCGAAGCTGCCGTTGGTGACCGCCGAACTCACCGAGCTCCTGGTCAGCAGGGCGTCGCCGATCCAGATCCGCATGGCGTTCGTCGTGAACTCCACCAGGGCGGTGTCGTTGGTGCCGAAAATGAATGGGATGTAGCGGGCCGCCGCGTTGGCGCCCGTCGCGCCCAGGTAGCCCAGGCCGGGCCGCAGCGACATCGACCCCAGGACCCGGGCGATCCAGTTGGTCATCGTCCGAGCCCCCAGCGCGATGCGCCGCTGGTCGGTGCGCGCCAGGGCGAGCTGGGAGATCAGCCCCCGGTTGAACGCGAATAGGGCCGATGCCTGGCGCATCAGCTCACCCGATCAGGCTACCGCTCGAGCCGCCGTCGCGGCGATTCACTCCCCTGGTGCGGGCCTTGCTCCATTCTCCCTGGCTGGCGATCGCCGTCGGGTTGGCCATGGCAGAGCTCGACTTGGCGCGCATCAGCGCGCGGTAGCGCAGCCCAGCCCGTGGATTCTCCGGGCTCAGGATCAGCCGCACCCGGTCGGCGCTGTTGGCCAGCTTGAGGACCAGCCGGCCGGCGAAGTGCGTGGCCACGAAGTCCCAGAAGGTCTTGGGCCAGTTGCCGAGGTCGCCGCCGTAGGCCGCGTCGTCGGACACATAGCGCACGTAGATCGTGTCCAGGCTGGAGAACCAGTAGCCGGCCTCGTCGATGTACTGCAGCAGCGGCACGCGGAAGAACTCGTCCGAGCAGATCCCCGCGGTCAGCACCCAGTCGTCGGGCTTCACGAACGCCCGGTTGTAGCCGTAGCTCGGCTCGATCGACGGGTCGTAGTCGATCTGGATCGTCCGCATGGCGAACGTCCACTGGGCCTCCTCGAGGCACGCCCGCACGCCACCGTTGGCCCAGACCTGGTCGAGCAGGTAGCGGGCCTCGATGTCGTCCGTGATGGTCGACAAGGCGCGCTCCCCCGCCACGAGGAGCGCGTCGTTGTAGAGCTGCAGCTGCTGGGTGGTGCTCATTGCCTGCGGATCGTCCTTTCATGCTCGCGCATCCACTCGGCGGCCGAGCCCCGGCTCGCGTGACCGGTCGACAGCTTCTGGCCGTCGGCCTTGCGGATCACGCAGTACTTGTGGTGCGGGCCCTTCCAGTCCACGTAGTGCTCGATGGCATCCGTCGGCACCCGGCGGTCCTCGCCCTTGAGCTCGTGCACGGCGAGCACCTTCACGCGCGCCCAGTTGTCTCCGCACGCCACGACGATCAGGTCAGCGATCCAGTCGCCGTTTTCCGAGCGCACCCGGACCTCGTCGAAGATCGTCATCTTGTTCGCCACGTGCGCGAAGTACGCCGGGTTCATTATGTCCTCGGGCGTGTGTCTCGCCTCGGCGTTCACGACCCAGCGCTGGTTGGCTGCTTCGGCCAGGAGGAACCTTTCCTGGGTGAGTACTGCTGCGCGGCGCTTGGCCGCGTCCTGCGGGTCTTGCGCGGGCGCCGCCTGGGCGTCCGGTTGGGCTGCTGCCACTGTCGATTCGGCCATCACAGTCTCCTGATGAAAACCCCCGGCCCCACCATTGGGGCCGGGGTCTTGCTCTACCGCCCTTACGCCTGGGTCGAGCTCAGGACGTTCGAGGACAGCGCCGCGCCGGTCGCGCCGACGGAGCTGTAGACGAACACGCCGAGCTGCAGCTTGGGCGCCGTGCTGGCCGCCGTGCCGCTCACCAGCATGAGGGCGTCGCCTGCCTTGACCCCCAGCACGGAGGCGTCCGAGATCGCGGCCGCGGCCACGTAGTCGGTGATGTCGCACGTGCTGTTGAGGAACCACAGGCGCCCGGCCGCGAAGCTGACCGTGCGATCCGTGGTCGGCGGGCTGACTACGCTCGCCATCACGATGGGCGGGTTGCCGGTCGAACCGGCGGACGAAGGAACGTAGGTAAGTGCCATGTCGGTCTCCTATGCAGTCGTCAGGGAGTTGTCGCCGGCGGCTTAGGCGTAGGCCGAGCCGTCGTGCGTCATCACCACGACGCCCGCGTTCTGCAGCAGCTTGGACCCCATGTACGCCGTTGCCCGGGCCCACGAGTAGTCCTGCTCCTCGAAGTACCCGACCGGGGTTTGCAGCCCGGCGGTGTCCATGGCGTGGCCGACTGCCGACTTGTGGTAGAGGTAGCTGATTTCCGTGTTGGTCCCCTTGCCCGGAAGGTTCGGGTGCTCCACGATCAGGCAATTCCTCCACCGGTAGGCCATCGGCTTGTCGCGCCACGAGGGCGTGTCGCCGTCATACGGCCGCAGGTCGACATACTGCGCGTTGGCGAACTCCGTGGCCTGCTCGAGGTAGGCCAGGAAGCTGGGCTGGCACAGCAGCGTGATGTTGCTGTCCCACGGCACGCTCGCGTTCGACAGCTTCACCCGGGCGTTCTGGAAGAAGCTGACGGTGGGGATCGTGACCGCCGCCGTCCCGATCGCCACCGTCCCGGTGTTCAGGGCGCCGTTGATGATCAGGTCGTCGATCTTGCGGTTGAGCACGGCCATCGAGCTCATCTGCATGATCGCGCGCTGGTTGCCCTGGCTGGCGAAGATGTTGAAGCCGGTCTTGCGCACCAGGTCGTGCCACTCCTGCAGGGTCGCGGTGTTCTGCGTGTTGCTGTCGTTCCGGGGGCTGATCAGGCCGTTCACGCCGCGCGTCTGCGCGCTCGCGCCGCCCGAGCCGGCCACCAGAAACACAGCCTGCTGTCCCTTGATCACAGCTTCCGTCGTGACGGTCTCGCGCAGCAGGGACGAGTGCTGCTCGAACGCCTGGATGAACTCCTGGCGGTACTGGATCTGATAGGCAGTGTCTGCCATGTCGGTCTCCTAAGAAAAAGCACCATGCTTTCGCTCGGGGTGTCCGAAACGGCTGGCAGGGATTGCCGCTCGCGCGGGGCCTGTCAGACCAGTACTCGGCGCCTTGCTCCAGCGTCCATTACCTGAACCGTCGGGCGGGGCCTTTCGGGGTTGCCGCCTACCGGGTCCTGAAAAATCCCCAGGCTCGCGCCCGGGGGCCGAAATCGCTACGCCGCCTGCCGGGCCTTCATCTTCTCCTGGGCCTCGAGCAGCTGGCGTTCTTCAGCCTGCATCGCCTCGTCCTTGTTGTAGGCCGCGCGGTGCTTGGCTCTGTAGTCGCTGATCTCCTTCAGCCGGGCCTCGACCGACTTCGCCATGTCGCCCACCGATCCCGGGGCGAGCACGCCCGTCGGGTTGAGCTCCTTGGCGATCATGGCGAAGGCCCGCAGCACGTCGGGGTGGTTGAACACGCCCCGGCCGTCCGGGAGCCTGGCGCCCTTCAGGTCCTCGCGCACCGACTCCGGGAACAGGTTGAGCACGCCGCCGATCGCGTTCATCTGCGGCCGGAAGCCCTTGCCCCACTCGCCATTCAGCTCGTCGAGGCACGCCACGCGCTCCTCGTCGTCCTTCATCACGCGCGCCTCGGTCTGGCGCTCCTGCTCCTGGTAGTACCACTCGATCGCGCCCTTCACCTGGCCGGGCTGCAGGTTCGCGTCGTGCGCGGCCTTCAGGAAGCCGTCGATGATCTGCTTGTCCTCCTTGCCGATCACCAGGCCGCTGTCGAACTTGAGCTCGTAGCCCTCGGGCTTGTCCGGGATGCCCATCTGCTTGCGCCACGCCGCGACCTCGTCGGGCTTGGCGTCCTTGGGCAGCGCCGGGATGAACTCGCCGCTGTCCAGCCGGTTCTGCGCGGCCACCAGGGCCTTGGCCACCGCCTCGGGGGACTGGTAGCGGCTGAAGCGCTTGGCGAGCTTCTCGTCGCCGCCCGAGACCCGGGACACCCAGTCGTCGGGCCAGTAGCCCTTCTTGTCGCCCTCATCGCCGCCCGCCGGCGTGCCTCCCTTGTCGCCGCCGCCCGCCGCTGCCGCCGCGGCTGCCGCGGCATCGCCGCCACCCTTGTCACCACCTGCCGGTGCGCCGCCGCTCGCCGCCGGCGCGCCGCCACCGCCACCCTTGTCGTCCGCCGCCGCCATCAGCACGGTCCACATCAGCAGGCCTTTGAGTCTACCCAGCATTTTCGCTTCTCCTCAGTGCGCTCAAGTTGACGTTGACGAGGCCCATGATCTGCTGGCCGACGAAGTGCCGGCCCAGCATGATGTCGGTCTCGCGTTGGTTGTCCCGGAAGGCCCAGACGCCGATGCCGCAGGCGTGGCGCATGATCCAGTCCCAGGCCAGCTTCTGCTGCTCGGCGTCCGCCTCGAACCTCGAGAACGCCTGCATCGCCGAGGCGTAGGCCAGCGTGATCGGGGCCGGCTGGCTCGCCGGCGCCGGCGCGACGGGCTGCAGGTTCCGCTTGCGCGCCGTCATACGCCACCCGCCTGGGCGAAGGACTTCGCCGCCGTGCCGAGGTCACTGGCCGCCTTGGCGCCACCCTGCGCCCCGGCCAGGATCTGCTCCATGTTCTGCTGCTGCTGGTGCTCCTCGTCGATCGCCTCGAGCTCCTCGTCGCTGCGCAGCCACTCGGCCGGCCAGCCGATCCCGAGCAGGGCATCGCGCAGCGCCTCGCGGCCGTTGGCCAGGCTCGCCACGCTGGGGTCGACCTTGATCGCCGAGGCGACCAGGCCCTCGCCCTGCAGCAGCAGCTGACCCTTGGCCTCCTCGATGGCGTCGTGCAGCGGCGACTCGAAGCTGAAGTCGATGTCGGCGCCCTGCAGCCGCTTGGGCCAGCTGACTGGGCTGCCGAACGCGCCGGCCCGCCAGAGGATCTCGAAGGTGTCGTCGCACAGCCCGGCGTTGTACTCCTGCTCCATGGGCTCGAAGATCGGCAGGGCGTCCCGGATGTACTGCTGGATCCGCTGGGCCACCTCGTAGGCCGTCATGGCCTGCGTGCGCTGGGGCATGCGCAGCGTGTCCAGGAAGAACGCCTTGTTGATCAGCAGCCGGGCGTCCTCGTTCAGCTTCAGGCCGTACTCGAAGCCCCGGAAGTCCTGGGTGAGCGGGCGCAGCGCGGCACCCTCGCGCTCGTTGTACTCCATGTCCACCCAGGTCACGCCGTTCGCGTGCAGGCTGATGTCCGAGCGCACGGCGTCCACCGTGGCGATCATGGGCGGCGCCGCCGCCTTCTCGCCGGCCTCGAGCAGCGTGAACGTCATGGCCTGCAGCATGCGCGCGTCGGGCAGCGCGGCCACCGCCGCGGGGCTGTAGCTGTACTGGCTGCCGCTCACCGTCTGCCACCGCGGGATCCGGTAGTAGCCCGTCCACAGGCCGTAGTCGGTGATCAGCGCGTCGTGATCGCAGTCGTACCACAGCGACCAGTAGGGCCACCGGCCGCCCTTGTCGTACATCTGCGCGGGCACCACGATGTGCATGACGTTCCACTCGTCGAAGGGCTTGCGCGCGTTGCGCTGCACGATCTCGCGGTGGATCTGCTCCTTGCCGAACATCGCCTCGAGGATCCGGCCCTGGGCCTTCCAGCGCCGCACGCGGAAGCCGATCTCGCCCTCCTCGTCCTCCT